ACTCTTGATGCCCTGCTTCAGGGCGGGTTCATCGACATCGTGGACTACTTGGAGCGTGTGCCGGACAGCTACGTCCCGGGCAGACGCAAGCTGATTGCAAAGAAGCAGCAGCAGATTGAACAGCAGCAGATGATGCAGCAGATGATGGCAATGGGTATGCCCCCCGGAGCTATACCGCCACCCAGCGGTGAGCCGGATGTGCCGCAGGCAGGCGTACAGAACCCCATGGAAGCAATGGGAATGGGAATGGGAATGTCGCCGATGGGTGGGGCGCCAAGCCCGACACCCACGCCGAACCCACAGCCCAGCGGTGGCGACGGCTCGCCAATCGCAGGGTATCTTGACCAGGACCCGGAGATCACCGGAGGCCGAGGCTACAGAGCAGCGGCACGGGCGGTTAACGGAGCAGCATGACGTTTAAAGCGGGACACCAACGCTTTAGATAAATAAAACTTACCGGACGCCGGGACACCAACGGCAGAAAGGAAAGCAGATGGAAGACAACAACGAAGTTCTTGAGCAGGAAGCTGAAGTAACCGCCGAAGAACTCGACGCTTTCGATGACGATTGGAGTGATGATGCCAGTGATGACAACGGCTTTGATCTCTCCGACGGTACGACCGAAGAATCGACCGAGGATGCGCAGCCTGCGGACGATGAAGGCGAAAGCGGCGAACCGGAAGGTGAAACCGAGGAACAGGGAGCTGAGAGCAAAGAGGGAAACCAACTCTTCGAAATCAACTACCTTGGAAACAAGGAACAGCTGACGCTTGAGCAGATGACCGAACTCGCTCAGAAAGGCCGAGACTATGACCATGTTCGGCAGGAGCGTGACAAGCTGAAGGGCGAGAGCGGACGGCAGCTCGAGTTTTTGAAGAAGCTTGCAGACAAGGCAGGCGTGAGCGTAGACGAGCAAATCGATCTGACGGAAGCCATGTGGCTGATGGACGAAGAGGCTAAGAAGGGAAACACCCTCTCTGAAGCTGAGGCTCTACTGCGAATTCAGCGTGGGCGTGGGAAGAGCCAGGAAGCCCCGGAAAACGCAGAAGGCCAGTCTGAAGTCCCAAATGGATTCAACGAGCAGATAGACCGGTTCCTCAAGGTTTACCCGGATGTCACGGGGGATCAGATCCCGCAGGAAGTCTGGGATGAGACCAAGAAGAACGGCGGAGATCTGCTGGTAGCGTATCAGGCCTACCAGATCAAGACTCTCAAAGCCGAGAATGCCAAAGTAAAACAGACCGAACAAAACAACAAAAACAAGACAAGGAGTACCGGGCCTCTGAACAGCGCCGGTGCGAATCGCAAGAAAGACGCGTTTGATGAGGGCTGGGACTCCGACTAATACAGGAGTTGATTTTACATGGCGACTACCGGCTCTACTGGTACTATTAACCTCACGGAAAAAGCGTCCCCGAAAGTTCTCGAACGGTTCAAGATCGGTTCCATGACCGAAGGACTGTTCTCCCACGAATATGAGTTCACCGGCGTCAAGACCCTGAAGGTCTACAGCATCGACACCATGGAAGTTCAGGACTATAACCCTGAACTGACCACAGGCGCATCCCGCTTTGGTGCGCTGGTTAACGTTGGCGATACCGTGCAGGAGTTCACGGTTACCCAGGATAAGAGCTTCATCGGCACCATTGATGAAAGCTACAACACCAACCAGATGCAGATCAAGAAGGCTGGTCAGATTCTCAAGCGCCAGACGGATGAAGTTCTCATCCCAATGCTTGATAGATACCGCCTTGCGGCTCTTGCCAACGCCTGTACTGAAGCCAACGTCAACCTCTTCACCGAGGCTGCTGCGAACTTTGCCAAGGACAAGATCATCGAGACCATCATGAACGCCAACGCTGCGCTCAGCGACCAGCTGGTTCCCGACACGGGCCGTGTTCTGTACATGACCTATGCCGATGCGGTCAAGATGAAACTCGCTGATCAGGTTGTCGGCATTGACAAGCTGGGCGAGAAGGCCATTGTCAACGGCGTCATGGGCAAAGTTGACAAATGCCAGGTTCGCCTGGTTCCGGCTGGCTACCTGCCCACCAACGTGAAGATTCTCATCGTCAAGACCGGCGTGGCTCTTGCCCCGATGAAGATTCATTCTTACAAGGTTCACGACGGCGGTCATGTCCTCGACGGCAAGATCGTCACCGGCCACCTGATGCACGACTGCTTCGTGCTGAAGAAAGGCCCGAAGAACGCTCAGGGTGCGCAGACCGTTCGCGGTATTATGTGCATTAAGCAGAGCACGTAAGCATTAATAAAGCCCTCGGGTAACCGGGGGCTTTTCCCCTATAAGGAGGAAATTGAGACAAATGATTCAGATTACAGTCGATACGCGAAGAGCGGTCGTTACGAATAAAGAAACCCTGACGGTGGGCTCTGCCGGTATCGGGGTAGAGTTCACGCTGTCTGAGGACTGGGCCGGACTCCCCAAGGTTGCCGTGTTCCGCATGGGCGATGACGGGGACAAGGTAGACGTGGTCCTGGACAGCAGCCTCACCTGTGTTGTGCCGCCGGAAGTGCTGACCACGGAAGACGAAGTCGTGTTCTGCGGCGTGTACGGCAAAAACGCGCAGGGTACGGTCATCATCCCGACGATCTGGGCGAGCCTTGGCGTTGTAAAACCTGGTGCTCTGCCTGGAACACCTGCCGATGCACAGCCGACGCCGTCGATCTGGGCGCAGATCCTCGATGTGGCACAGGACGCGGAGGCGACGGCAGATGCGGCCATGAGCGCGGTAGAAGCTGGGCTTCAGGACCTGAGCACGCTCGAGGGGACTGTGCAGCAGGCAGAGAACGCGAGAGCTGCGGCTGAAGTGGCGCGGGAATGGGAACGGAACAACTTCCTCCGTGATGGCATTGACGTTAATACACTCCCTGCTGGGTCGCCGGCAACAGTTGACAAAACCACGATCACTGATCCTGACACCCAGGCAACCACCACAGGAAAGCTGACCTTCAACATTCCGCAGGGAGAGCAGGGCGAGCAGGGCATCCAGGGACCGCAGGGTATCCAGGGCCCAAAAGGCGACAAGGGCGAAACCGGCGCCACGGGGGCGACAGGTCCTCAGGGACCGAAGGGTGACACCGGCGCGACAGGTCCTCAGGGGCCCCAGGGGCCGAAGGGGGACCCGGGCGCAACGGATGCAGGCGGAGTCAGTTATGACTCAACAGAGACCTATCAGGCCGGTTCTGTGGGTGCAGAGCTGAGTAATCAATCTCGCCATTTAAATGACAAAATCACTTCTCCGACTTCCCCGGCTTCCGGTGCTTTTTTGGTGTGGAATGGAACCGCATGGGTCGCTCAGACTCTCGCAACTTGGCAAGGGGGTAGTTACTGATGGCAGTGGATAAACTGGTTGACAGCACACAGCTTGACGCTGACCTCACAAGCGTTGCCAATGCGATCAGGACAAAGGGAGGCACATCTGCTGACCTCGCGTTTCCGAATGGGTTTGTGAGCGCGGTAGGAGCGATTCCGACAGGGCAGCAGTTGACATTCGGGCTAATTGCCGAGATCAATATAACGGAACCCGTAAAAACCATTCGCCAATCGTTGCCACAAATTGCTATAGATTATGGGGTTTTCTGCGTAGACGTTGATATAACACTTAGCCAAACAGATTATTTTTACATTGGCATTGTGCCGACTGGCGGGACACTTAACGATTCAAATGGTTATATGAATATGGCAACAAGTTTTGACCTCAATTGCTATCCCATGATTCTCGATGCAAATAAATACGGTGTCGTTAAACCGACAGTTGGAATAAGGACGGTAAACTTAAGTATCGAACGAACAAGAAATTATGATGCTGGTACTGTTTTTACAGAGTTGACCATCAAAATGTATAATCCAAATGTAAACATCGTAAGTGGCTCAATCAAAATATATGGGAGACTGACATGAAAATTATCGTTAATGGTATAACCAGAGATATGACTCCAGAAGAAGAGGAAGAATGGGAGCGAGATCATAAAGACTTGCCTCCATATCCAGACGGAGCTTTTGACATGGACAAAGCCGAAGGCTACGACATCCTGATGGGGGTGAGCGAATGACACCGCAGGAGAAAGCCAGACAGCTTCGTCCACTGATTGAAAAGGCAGCTGAATCCCTTCCGGATAATGATGCGCTTGAAGCTGTAGAACTGTTCCCGGCGTGGACAACGAATACCAGCTACACTACCAACGAGCGTGTAAGCTATGCCGATAAACTCTATCGGTGCGTACAGTCTCACACCAGCCAAGCGGACTGGACACCGGATGCAACACCGGCACTCTGGACGGAGGTAGCGAAACCGGGAGAAATCCCGGTGTGGAAACAGCCGACCGGAGCGCAGGACGCTTACCAGAAGGGTGACAAGGTACATTATCCCGGAAATGACGATCCCGTGTATGTCTCCACTGTTGACAATAACGTGTGGGAGCCGCGCGTTTATGGCTGGGATCTGGCATAATCGCGAAGTCATTTAATGGCCTACTTAAATTACAAACCTATCTTGTGAAATAGCACGGGGCCGGGAGTGATCATACCGGGGTAACCTGCCACCTGAAGGCGCGTAGTGCAGTCCCCGTGCATCTCGTGAAAATCGTGCGAAATCACGAGATAGGCACAAGATCGGAAAACAGACTGCCGTAGCTCAGTAGGACAGAGCCATAGGGTCGGAGGTTCGAGTCCTCCCGGCAGTCCATTTAAAAAACAGGAGGGATGCCAATATGCTACTTGTGAGAATCATGATCTACCTTGCCACCGTGTCGGCAGTACTTATCTTTTTCATGGGAGCAAGTGGAGGAGACGAGCCATGATTACACGGGAAGAGTTGGAAGAATTCATTGAGGATATGATATGAGTTTTCATCAAACAATTTACAATCTATTGCGTGGGTATGGATTTTCAGAGGCCGGTGCGCTTGGGATGCTTGGGAACTGGGAATGTGAGTCAGGCTGTGAACCGTATCGGGTGCAAGGAGACTATCAGGCAAGCAGAGCAATCAGCAAGGCTTATGTTAATGCTATCCAGAACGGCACACAAGACAGAGAACGCTTTGCGATGGATCAGAAGGGCTTTGGCCTCGCTCAGTGGACTTATCCACAGCGCAAGCGGAATCTGTGGGTCAAGGCAAAGACAAGTGGACAGCGGATTGATTCTGTTGAACTTCAGGTTGAATTTGCAATCTGGGAACTTGGTCAGGCTGAATGGTGTCAGGGGTTCAAATTGCTTCCGTATCTCAAGACGGCAGAAGCAATTGATGAAGCTACAGACCTAATTTGCAGAAAATATGAATGCCCAGCCGTCAACAATGTTCAGGCACGTTATGAGGCGGCACTGCGGATCAGAAAAGAGCTTGACCTGACAGGGACGGCAGTTGTTTCGGAATCTGCAACAACTGAGCCTGAGACGGCAGAGGAACCGAAGATTGATACTTGGCCTCCGAGGGTGATTGACGAGCATTGTTCCGGCTGGG